CTACCAATATCAACTGGCGTAGATGGACTTGGAACAGGAGTTGCAACTTTCTTAGCAACACCTTCTTCTTCAAACTTAGCAGCAGCAGTTACTGGTGAAACAGGCACAGGCGCATTAGTATTTGCTAATACTCCAACTCTTGTCACACCAGACATTGGTGCAGCAACTGGAACAAGCCTAACTCTTTCAGGAGATTTGACGGTAAATGGAACAACTACAACAATTAACTCAACTACTCTTGCAGTAGATGATAAGAATATTGTTCTTGGTGATGTTGCTACTCCTTCAGATGTAACTGCTGATGGTGGCGGTATCACACTTAAGGGCGCAACTGATAAAACCTTTAACTGGGTAGACTCTACAGATTCATGGACATCTTCAGAGCATTTAAATCTTGCTTCAGGTAAAGCATATTCTATAAACGGAACTGCTCTTAAAGATGTAACTGAAACACTAACTAATAAAACTTTAACAAGTCCAACATTAAATACTGCATTAGCAGTAAATCCAGTTCTTCGTGCACCAGAAGAGCGTTGGTCAGTATCTGCAACTGCTGCAACTGGAACAATTCCTTTGGATGTTTTAACAAGTGGTATTTTATACTACACTACAAACGCAAGTGCTAACTGGACATTAAACATTCGTGGAGATGGAAGTACTTCACTTAATGATAGTCTTGTTACAAATGATTCTGTTACCGTTGTATTTTTTGTTACAAATGGAGCAACTCCATACTATCAAACAGGATTCCAAATTGATGGCTCTAGCGTAACTCCAAAATGGCAGAATGGTACTGCACCATCTGCAGGCAATGCAAACAGCATTGATATCTATTCATATACCATAGTAAAGACAGGAAGCGCTGCTTTCACAGCCTTTGGATCACAGACAAAGTTTGCATAAGGGGAAAAATAAATGCCCATTATTGGTGGACGAGGAGCAGGTGTAAGAGGTTTAGGCTTTCAGGGTGCGGGAAAACCTAATGCACCTGTAAGCGTCTCTGCAACAGATGTTGGTACATCTCGTGCATTTAATAATGGTGCAGCAAGCGTTTCATTCTCATCTGGTGGAAGTAATGGTGCACCAATTACATCATTTACAGTTACTTCATCCCCTGGAAGTTTTACAGCATCTGGAGCATCATCACCATTAACTGTAGAAGGTTTACAGTCTAATACCGCCTATACATTTACAGTAACAGCAACAAACGCAGTTGGAACTTCTGATGCTTCTAGTGCATCTAGTTCTATTACAGCAACAACAGTACCAGCAACTCCTGCAGCACCAACCGTAACAACCGCAGCCGTTACAGATACTGTCTCTTGGACTGCACCTGCAAATGGTGGAAGTGCAATTACTGGTTATACTTGGGCATCATCAGATGCTAAAGGTGCTACTGTTGGATCAGGAACAACAAGCGTTAACGTTACTCAAGAAGGAGATACTTCACAGACCTATACAGTTTACGCTACTAACGCAAATGGTAATTCATCAACCTCAAATGCTTCAACCAGCGTAACGACTCCACCGTTCTTTCCACCGTTCTTCCCACCATTCTTCCCACCGTTCTTCCCATTCTTCCCACCGTTCTTCCCGCCGTTCTTCCCACCTTCATTCCCATTCTTCCCACCGTTCTTCCCATTCTTCCCAAGATTCGGATACTCATCTGAAAGATTTAAGCATAGTATAATAAGAGTTGTTAGTATAAAATAATAAAAAAGGGGGGTAAGTAATATGGTTCCAATAGAAATTGATTTTGAAAAAGCCATAGAAGGCTTAAAGCCAGTAACATGGATATACAATGGTGATCTTAAAGAAATTAGACAAATTGGATATATAGCAGAAGAAGTTAATAAAATAGACTCTCTTCAGTATATAGTTGTGCTAGATAAAGAAAATAAACCTTTGGGTCTTAGGTATGACCTTCTTTCTGTTTATTCTATAGAGGTTTTAAAACTTTTATCAGAAAAAATAAAAGATTTAGAAAATGAAGTAAAAATATTAAAAAATAAATAAAAATCAATATTTTAATATATTTATTAAAAATAAGCATATGTTATAATTAATTAAACATGATAGGGATATAAGCAATGGGCCTAAAATTTGGTACTTTATGGTTTGGAAACGAACCAACTTTGTTACAAGAAATTTCCTGGAACTCATATATTTATCATGGACATGAACTAAATATATATTTATATGATATGTCTATCAAAGTTCCTGATGGAGCAATCAAAAAAGATGCAAATGAAATTATGTTAGAAAAAGAAATATTTTTAACAAAATTTGACGATATTCTCTGTGGTGGAGGACATCAACAGTTTGCTGATTTATTTAGGCTATATATGTTAAAAAAAACAAATCTTATATGGACTGACTCAGATATGGTTTGTTTAAAAGATACTTGGCCAGATCCAGAACCATATCTTTTTGGATTTTTTATAGATCTTCCAGAGCCAGCAAAAAAACCAATAAGGGTTAATAATGACATTTTGTATATAAGTAACCATAAAATTATAGATGAAATAATTGAAAATTTTATTTTTATGCCTACGGCTTCTAACAAAGATCAAATTACATATGGACCAGATTTGTTAACAAATATAATTAAAAAAAATAATTTAATGAATTTTGTTAAAGAAGAAAACGTTTTTCACCCCATAAGATACTCCCATAGTTCTGATTTTATAAATCCAATGCTTTATGAAAAAACAAAAAGTTTAATAGCCAATAGTGTTGCTGTATCTTTATTTAATTCTTCTTGGCTAAGACACGGTCTAAGCATTCCAAAAATAGAGTCTGCCCCAAAAGAAAATACTTTAATTGGATATTTAACTAAAAAATATATACCAATAAAATTAAATCAACGTAAAGAAAAGAGAAAAAATGAACGATAAAGAAAATATGCAATATGATGAAAACTCAAATCACTGGTTTACAAAAGATAGATCAGAAACGTCAAGTAATAGACTTAATGTAAAATCATTAAAAGAAGGTATATTGGTTGAAAATTTGGCTTTGGGTGTTAATGTTTATAAAAATATATTTTCGTTAGAAGACTCTAAAAGATATATAAACACTCTTGAATCAAATTTAAACAGTGATAAAAAATATAACTGGTCAGAAGCCAAAGTAACGAACTCTACAACCCCAATTAAAAAAGCAAGAGATTGTGTTGATTTTAAATATAAACAAGAAAACCTTGGGCCAAGAGATCAGGACAATGCACAACTTTTAGATCTTCATCAAGAAATATATGAAAAATTAAAATACTGTGTAGATGATTATGCTGCATACTGGGGAATAAATGTTATATATTATGAGGCATTTAATTTTGTTAAATATGAAGGAGAAGGCTCTCACTTTAATGTTCATGCAGACCATGGACCAGCATATAACTGCACAGTATCTGCTGTTATATATATAAATGACGATTATGAGGGTGGAGAACTAAAATTTCCAAGATTAGACAATCTTGTTTATAAACCAAAAGTTGGAGATATAGTACTTTGTCCATCAAATTATATTTATGAACATGCATCTTTACCAATGAAATCAGGAACAAAATATTGCGTTGTGGTTATGACTGATATTAACGAATTAGGACATATAGAAATTGAGTAAAGTTTTTGATACAATTAAAAACATAATTATATTTAAACCTTACAGGCCATGGTTAAATGATAAAAGTTTTTCTGCGCCGTCTCCAACACAAAAAGTAATTCCAGAATGGTATAAGGATGCAGATAGATTTGCTAAAATGCCAAATGGCGAGTATTACCAAGCACCCAAAGAAATTTGTCCTTTTCCAAAAGAAGGAACCACAGACGACTATGGTAAAATTCCAACATGGAAAGCCTGTCCAGCAATTTTAGATGCATTTTCTACAGGATATGTTTTAAAAACACCATGTGATCTTACATTTTTTAAAAATAAAAAAGGAATAATTGATGTTGAGGTTTCTGATTTAAAATATAAAGATTTTTGTGGACAAAGAACGGCTATGCCACAATTTGAACATCCAAAAGGATTTTATAAAGATCATTTTGCTTGGTACTCAGATTGGGGTATAGAACTCCCAGAGGGATATAGTGCATTATTTATGACACCAATGAATAGATTTGATTTACCATTTTTAAATACAACTGGCATAGTTGATTCTGATAAGGTTCATGTACTTGGAACTTTTCCATTTTTTATTGCAGAGGGTTGGGAAGGAACTTTGCCAGCAGGAACTCCATACCTGCAAATTCTTCCTTTTAAAAGAGAGAGTTGGGAACAAAAAATAGAAAATTTAGATCAAAAACAAATGTATGATAAACTAATAGATAACGCAAACTTTTACCGTAAACCAGATGGCGGTATTTATAAAAATAAAATATGGTCTAAAAGAGAATATAACTAAGGGGTTAAAAATGCAAACTTGGACAGAAAAAATTGATCTTGGAAATGGTATAGTACGCTACAAAGGGGTAATTAAAAAAGAAATTGATGTTATTAATAGGCTTGAATCTAATCTTAAGCCAGTTGGTGATGAAACTGGATATAGTTGGTTACCAGCATATGTAGGTTACAAAGAGTTAATGCCAAACTACAGAGATTGTAATGATTTTAAATTTAAAAAAACTGATATTGAAAATGATAAAAGCCAAATTTCTTTAAACCTTCAGGAATTGTGGCAAGACGTATATGATGCTCAAAATCCAGCAGTAGAAGATTATTGTAGACAGTATAATATTCATAAACTAAAATATTGGGAAGCATTTAATTTTATTAAATATGGTCCAGGACAACACTTTCAAGAGCATCATGATCATGGATTTTCTTATAATTGCACCGTATCACTTGTTGCATATGTTAATGATGACTATGATGGTGGAGAACTATATTTTAGATTACAAAATTTAAACGTCAAGCCAGAGGCTGGAGATTTATTTATATTTCCATCAAATTTTATGTATCCACATAGGGCAATGCCTGTCCATTCTGGAACAAAATACTCTATTGTTACAATGTTAGATTATAGCAAAAAATTTCATACACCAGATATGTATGATTCAAAGTGGAATAATGAATAGTGTTTAATATATCAGTTGAAAAGATACACGGCGCTTTATTTGATATTGCGCCAATGTCTATAAAGAGAGACTGGATGGATGATACTTCTGAAGGTCACGCATATAGATGTTTTCCAGTAACGCAGTCTAATGTTGTTGGCTGGAGTCTTTTCTGTAAACAAGATATAGAGTTTTTGTGGGATGGCATAAATGATCAAACTTCAGAACATATTAAGATTATCTCTGCACCAGAAGGATCTTATGGTGGAAGAGGGCAGTCGTCTATTAGTTTTAACACTGGACTAGTATTCAAAACAGATCAAGATGTAAGCCTGTTTACTATTAATCCAGTTAATTATTTTAGTAATGACTTTGAAACAATGTCTAACACTATTAGTACTTCATTTTATGACAATCCTTTGCCTCTTGCAATAAAAGCAAAGTATCCAAATAAACTAGTAACTATTAAAGCAGGAATCCCTATTGCAACTATAATACCAATATCACTTTCTTTTCTCAATAACACTTCCATTAACGTAGTTGACTATAAAGATCAAGACGGAAAAAGAGTAAATGCAAATATATCATATGGTGAAGCAGCACAGGTAATCAACTCTTCTAACCAATGGACAGACTGGTATAGAGATGCAGTAAATGAAAGTGGAGAGTCTTTGGGTTTTCACGAAGTAAAGGCTTTAAGGCTATACGTTACAGATAATACACAAAATAAAGAAAATGATATAATTTAACTATGAATAATGCAGATAATGTTGTAATAAGAAAGCCATCCCTAACTCCTTCTGGATGGTTTGGTAGTGGAAAAGAAATGATTGTAGAACTAGAAAATTTTATGACTGAAGAAGAAATAATTTTTTTAGAAAAGGCTGCAAAATCTATAAAAATTTGGGATGTAACAGAAAGTCATGTAAACGAAAATGGAACGGTTATTTATGATTCTAATTATTGGAAAGACAGAGTTGCAACCACTCCAAGTTTAGATAAAAATGATCCAACAATAGCCCCTATTATTGCAGGATTATTTGAAAGACTGAAACCAGTTGTTGAAGATTTTTATAAAGTAAAGGTTGTTCCCACTGGAACCACTATAGTTAAATGGCTTCCAGGACAATTTCAAAAACCACATGCTGATAAAGAACTTCATGAAGGCCCAGATGCTGGACTTCCAAATGATTTTCCTAATTATGATCTTTCAAGTTTGTTTTATTTAAATGACGACTATGAAGGCGGAGAACTATACTTTCCATTACAAGGTATTCAATTTAAACCAAAAAAGGGTTCAGCATATTTTTTCCCTGGAGATAAGAACTATATTCATGGAGTAACAGAGATTAAAAGTGGATTAAGATTTACATGCCCATTTTTTTGGGAAATAACTGAACACACAGGAGAAAGACAACCGTGACAAATCTTTGGCCAAACAATAATCTTGAACCCATAGAAATATATCCTAAAATATTTGTTTATAAGAATCTTTTTAAAGATATTAACAATACGTATTCTCAGTTAAAAAATTCTAATGGAAAAGAAGATGGCCTTTTTAGTCCTTGGACACAATGGTCACACTTTGGAGAGTATTTAAATCCTATTTTTCTTGATTATTCTAATAGCCTTAGTGTTGAGTCTATTGAACAAATACAAACAACAACAGAAAAGCAAGAATCTCAAAGACTTGTAATGTTAGAACTATTTAAAAATTTTTATTTAGCAACAGAAGATTATGCTAGACGCAATGGTGTAGATCTTGATAAAGAAAAAACAATATTAGCAAATGATGGAACTACAATGAATGAATGGAAAATGACTGGCCCATCTATAGTAAGGTATAGAACAGATATAGATGATCCAATTGCAATGACATATCATTCAGACTATATTCGTGAACCCATTATGAGTCCAGGATATAAGTTTGCTATAACAGCACTTGCATATTTTAATGATGAATATGAAGGTGGAGAAATTGATTTTATTGCAAATGGAGAAGCCTATATGTACAAGCCAGAAGCAGGAGACTTTCTTGTATTTCCTTCAGGGCATCCAGAAATATTAAGAGATGGAGATAATGTATATATCCATGGAGTAATGCCACCAGTAGGAACAAATAAGTATTTGTCTAGAATGTATTGGATGAAGTATTCTATTGGAGATCCTGAGTGGTTTAAAAAACAAGAAGAGTTTGGCAAAGATGTTTGGGCAGAAATGCAATCAGACATTATGCAAAAATTTAGAGATGACAACCCAAATAAATTTAATGCTGACAAAGAAAGAAGAATAAAGTGAATCTAGACAACAAAAAAAGAATTACAAAAGACATAATTGTTTATGAAAACTTTTTAGATAAAGAAACATCTGCAAAAATTGTAAAAGTTTTAGACAAACATGCAGAAAGTGGAAGTATCTCATGGATGCCAATATCTTTTTATGAGTCTTATTCTTCTGTTTTGCCATTAGATAATGACGAAGAGGTAGTTGCTCTAGGATTAAACCCAACCATTTTTTCTGATATTGAAAAAACAATTTCTACTGCAGTGGCAACAGTTCATGATCTTGATCCATCCACTATAGTTAAAATTGGATATCATACGCAAAAGTGGGAGCCAGGAGCCTATGCTAGAAAACATTCAGATAATACAGACGAGCATGGAAACTCTGGAGCATTTACAAGAAGTAGATATGCTGCATTTTTATATTTAAATAGAGACTTTGAAGGCGGAGTTTTACAGTTTCCAGATCAAGATATATCTATAGTTCCGCAAACAGGTATGCTTGCTGTTTTTGATGGGGGATTTAACAATATGCATGAGGTATCTATTATAACAAGCGGTGTAAGGTATACCATAGGATCTTTTTGGGATGACAGAGAAGAAGATGCCTATCCACAAGAAGTAAGGGATGCTTGGGCAAAAGAAATGAAAGAAACAAGAGCAAATCAAGAAATTGAAAGAGCAGAATGGCAAAACTTATTAAAAGAAGGGTATAAGATAGATAAAGATGGAAATAAATATAAAATAGAGGAGTCAAAAAACAATGAGTAGTTTTTTAAAAAAAGAATTTATAGAAGATGGGTTTGATGTTATAAATATAACAGATGATATTATATTAATAGAAAATTTTATATCTAAAGAAGAGTTAGATACAATTTTAGAAATTATTAATACAACAGAAGAAAAAGAGTGGTTTGTAGCATATCAAAAGAGTTTGGCTGAATTTTGTTTGGTAAAGTTTGGCTCAGATGATGTTGATAAATTAGTTGCTGAAGGTAAATATGAAATTACTAGAGGTTGGGATGACAAAATTCTTAACATAAACCAGTATCCTATAACTAGCGTGTTACAAGAAAGAATACAAAAACTTGTAAAAAAAGCAGATGACACATTAATTTTGGGTGGAATGAGCACTTTACAAAGAATGCAAGAAGGTGTTGAATTAAAATCTCATATAGATCAAACCACAGATCCTTCTGTTAGATACGCCACAATTTTGTATATAAATGACGACTACTCTGATGGAGAACTTTTTTTTAAAAACCTTGACATTAAGTTAAAGCCAAAACCAGGGTCTTTGCTTGTTTTTCCAGGAGATCCACAACACGAACATGGAGTAAAACATGTTGGACCAGGACCAATAAGGCAAGTCGTTGTTGGTTTTGTGACAGTGAAAAATTTTTATGAAAATAATAAATATTAAAAAAGGAGATCAAACATGAAAAAACAAATTTTAGAGCAAAAAGTTTATTATTATGAAGATTGTATTAAAGATTTTGATCATTTAATGAAAACAATTGATGAATTAGATGAAATGGAAAAGTCTGAAAAAATTTCTTCATGGTTAGACTGGACTGCTTCAAATGATAAAACATTTATTTATGGACTGACAAAAACATATGATTTAAATCAAATACAGAATATGAAAGAACCATATAAGTCTAAAATGCTTTTTGTTTACAATACAATATTTAATTCTTTTTATGAAGTTTGTAAAGACTACGCTGCTGCAATGGGTGATTTAGATGAGCCAAATTTATTTCCCGTTTTTAACATAAAAAAATATAATGTTGGAGTTGGCATGGGTTCTCACTTTGATCAAAATGATGGAGACATAACTTTAAGATATTCGTTTAATATTTATTTAAATGATGATTTTGAAGGTGGAGAAGTATCTTTTACCTTGTCTGACTACAAAGAGGTTGGTATGCATCCTTCCCCTGATTTAGATTATGAAATTGCATTAAGAGAAAACTCAATTGACTTTGGTGTAAAACCTAAAGCAGGAAGCATAATTATTTTCCCGTCTGCTGCACCATATTATCATACTGCACATCTAGTAAAAAGTAAATTTAAATATATGATTCCTGGACATTGGATACATAACAACATGTCAATAAATCGCAATGATTAAGATTAATAAAATTTCTAATAATGTATACGAAATTGAAAATTTTTTAACTAAAGAAGAATTAAGTGAAGTTTATAAAATAATTGATAATACACCAGAAAAAAACTGGTTTGATGAGTCACTTAAAAATGAGTACAAAACTCCTGATTTTTGGCATGGTAAAAATTTATATTTTAAAACAAACAATATTTTTGATTTAATAAACGATAAGATGAAAAATTTGTTTGAATCCTATTCTTACTATCCAGATAAAATGCATTTACAAAGATATAAAAAAGGTGATTTTATAAATTATCATACGGATCAATGGATTACAGACCTTCCCTATTATATTGGTTATGGTTTTTGTTTATATTATAACGACAATTATGCTGGTGGAGAGTTAGATTATCCAGACTTAAAAATTACAATTAAACCAAAAGCAAACACATTATATATACATGGGGGAGAAGTTCTACATGGATCTCTTCCAGTTTTAGACAATAATATTAGATATTTTTCAACAATTTTTATTCATGGCACAAAAGAATTTCCTACTACATTAAAAAAAGAATTGTTTATATGATACATAATATAACACAGCAAGAACAGTTTGTTATTGATATCTTAGATAAAAAAAAAGATGGACACTATGTTGAGTTAGGTGCTGCACATTTTAACAATGGAAACAACACATATTCGCTAGAAAATGACTACAACTGGTCTGGAGTATCTTTTGAAATAGTTGAGTCTATGAGAGAAGAGTTTAACTCTAACAGAAAAAATCCATGTCTAGGCGATGCACTTGCTTTTAACTATATAGATTATTTTGAAAAAAACAATTTTCCAAAACAAATAGATTATTTGCAATTAGATATAGACGCTGGATATACTCCACACGGAAGGCCAGTAGGTAATAGCCATTGGACACTTCATGGACTTTTAGCGGTTCCACTAAATACTTACAGATTTACACTAATAACATTTGAGCATGATGCTAACATGTATTGGAAAAATATTTCTATACGTGATGCTCAAAGAGAAATATTAGATTCGTTTGGATACTCTCTAGTTCATAGGTCTTATCATGAAGACTGGTGGGTTGACCCTAAAGTTATAGATTTAGAAAAATACAGAAAATATTTTAAATGGGATTGTTTGTAAAATGAAAACAGCAATAGTAACTGGAGCAAGTAAAGGCGTTGGCTATGCAACTGTAAAACTTTTATCTGAAAATGGATATAAAGTCATAGCAGTATCTAGGGACTTGTCAAAAATTTCTCAATTAATTTCTAAAAATATTGAAGTATATCAACTAGACATTACAGACTCTAAAGCAATAGAAATATTTTTTGAAAAATACAAAGATATAACGCTTGACCTTTTAGTAAATAATGCTGGTGGTGGATCTAGTCCTACAAAAATAATTAATGAAACTCCAGAAAATTTTAGAAAAGCATATGACATAAATGTAACTGGCCCAATGTATCTATCTCAACTATTTGTTCCATGTATGAAAAAATCAGAATCTCCAACTATTATATTTGTAACATCTTTTGGCGGTAAAATCCCTTACCGTGGCGGAGGAAATTATACTAATGCTAAACGTGGAGAAAGAGGATTAATAGATACAATGAGGCTAGAGTTCCCCGAATATAATATAAAGATAACTGAAATTTGTCCTGCTACTATTGATACCCAAGAACAAAAAAGAGAGCATGCTTTGTCTGCAGATGATTTAGCCCAAGCAATTTACTGGGTTGGATCTTTGCCTAAACATTTAAACATAAATCAAATAGAGATGTGCCATATAAATAGTAGTAAATTTGGATAAAATTATGCCAACAATAATTCAAACGTCAAAAAATGATCCTATACGTAAAGATATAGACATGCTAATGAAGTCATTTGCTGGGTGGGACTATAAACATTTTAATGACAAACAATGCTTTGAGTATATAAAAAATAATAAAATTTTAGAATTCCCAAACTCCGAACAAGTCTTTATGTCACTAAAAACTGGTGCACATAGGGCAGATTTTTTTAGATATTTTTATTTATATATTAATGGTGGATTATTTATTGATTCAGATATGATGATATATAAAAATATAGATAAGTATATTTTAGAAACAAACAAAGATTTTAGTTCTTGCATTTCTTTAATAATCAGAGGAACAATATTTCAAGGATTTCTTTTTGCAAAAAAAGAAAATCAAATAATATATGAGGCATTAAAAAAAATGTATTTTACATCAGCAGAACAATTAGAAAAAATGAATTCAGTAGAAAGAAAGCACTACTATATTCCAACAAATGATTTGTTTAAAATTATTGAATCAAAAGATGAAAAAGATTATCAACTTTTTACAGAATCTCATATATTTAATTATACAAGTCCAATAGACAATAAAAAATATTATGGTGTAAAAATAGGAACTGGAGTTAAATGGTTTGGAATTCATTTTTTTACTGAAAAAGTTTGCCACGACATTTCTGACATCAATATATCTTTAAACTCAAACAAACTTAAGATTATGTTATAATTTATAATAGAAAAGAGACATAAAATTAATAAAATACAAAATGAAATAATTAACATACTAGATGTAAAAATTCCAGAAAATCTATCTTTTATTAGATTAGGCAGTAAGTATGATGGTGGATATGTAGTAGTAAACAATTTTTTAAATACAGACTACTTACTTTCATTTGGAATTGCAAACAATATAGACTTTGAGCAACAAATGTCTAATTTTGTTTCTGGAATGGATTTATATGATTTTAGTATAAACTCTTTACCACAAGAAATTAAAAATTCTAGATTTTTTATAGAAAAGGTTGGATTAGACTATAGCACTATCCTTGATCGTGTTAAGGATAAAGAAGATTTAATTTTAAAAATTGACATTGAAGGATCAGAGTGGGATTTTTTTAAAAACATATCTGAAGTAGACATTAATAAATTTAAACAAATAATACTAGAAGTACACTGGATGGTAGAAATTGAAGGAGTAAAGATTCCAGATTTCAGAATTGATGTTATTGAAAAAATAAATAAAACACATCAAATTGTTGCATTGCATCCAAACAACTATTCAAAAACTGTTAATGTGGCTGGACTGGTTGTTCCACAGGTATTAGAGATTACATTTTTAAGAAAATCAGACAATAAGTTTGTAAAAGGAACCCCTCCTAAAAACCTATTTTATCCAAACAATCCAAACAGGGCAGATATAAAAAACTATTTAATTTATTAAAAATAAAGGTAAGCACTTTATTAAAAGTAAAGTTCTACTGTAATGTAATACTTTAGAGTTTATGTTTTACGTTTAAAATAACTAAATATCTATGTTATAATTAGGGACTGCTTTAAATTTTGTAAAGCACTTAATCTATTTTTACTTGAAAGGTTTAAAATGTCAGAAGTCTTTTCTTTTCGTTTATCAGATGAATTTGTAAATAAGTATCTTGAGGTTCCAGCACCGTTTGGCTTTACGGATGCAGGGTCTAACTCATTAGGTGAAATTACTTTTATACGTACATATTCAAGAATGAAAGAAGATGGAACAAAAGAAAGATGGCATGAAGTTTGTAAGCGGGTAATTGAAGGAATGTATTCAGTTCAAAAAAATCATGCTAAAGATAATCGTTTACCATGGAATGACAACAAGGCTCAAAAATCTGCACAAGAAGCCTATGATCGTATGTTTAATTTAAAGTGGACACCACCAGGTAGAGGTTTGTGGGCATTTGGTACACCAATGACTATGGAAAAGAAAAATTCTGCCTCTCTGCAAAACTGTGCAATGGTGTCAACAAGAGACATTGATCGCAATGACCCTGGAGCATTGTTTGCTTGGGTTATGGATGCTTTAATGTTAGGTATAGGTGTTGGGTTTGATACTGTTGGCAAAGATAAAGAAATTATTATTTGTACCCCAACAGAACCAGAAAATGTATGGAACATACCAGACACTCGTGAGGGTTGGGTTGACTCAGTTAGAATGCTCTTAAACTCCTATTTAAGGCCTAATCAGGCTATACAGAAGTTTAACTATGACCTTATCCGTCCTCTAGGTGCCCCAATAAAAGGCTTTGGAGGGGTTGCTAGCGGTCCAGCACCACTTATTGCACTACATAATAAGATAAATACAGTAATTGGCGGTAGAGCGGGAGAAACTCTTGATTCTCGTGCCATAGTAGACATTGTAAACCTTATTGGTACATGCGTTGTTTCTGGCAATGTTCGTCGTTCTGCTACGCTTGCTTTGGGTAATGCTGAAGATAAAGATTTTATTAATTTAAAAAATGCAGAAATCTTTCCAGATCGTAACTCCTTTGATTCTAAAAACCCTGGTTGGGCATGGATGAGCAATAACTCTATTGCTGCAGAAGTTGGAACAAAATATGAAGACTATGTTGATTTAATTGCAGATAATGGTGAGCCAGGATTTATTTGGTTAGGAGTTGCTAGAGATTATGGAAGATTAGCAGATGCTCCAGATTATAAAGATTCTCGTGTGATGGGGTTTAATCCTTGTGCAGAGCAACCATTAGAATCTTACGAACTTTGTACTCTTGTAGAAGTTCATCTTAATCGCCATGAAGATAAAGAAGACTTTCTTCGTACATTAAAATTTGCATATCTATATGGCAAAACCGTAACACTCATGCCAACACATTGGCAAACCACAAATGGAATTATGCAACGTAATCGTCGCATTGGAACATCTTTAACTGGTATTGCATCTTTTGCAGATACTAAGGGTATGCCAGCAGTTCGTGAGTGGATGGACGAAGGGTATCAAAAGATTCGTTCATATGATCATAGTTATTCAGAATGGCTATGTGTAAGAGAATCAATTCGTGTAACTACCGTCAAACCTTCAGGATCTGTTTCACTATTGTCTGGTGCAACACCAGGAGTTCATTGGGGTCCAGGAGGAGCATTTTATCTTCGTGCTATAAGGTTTGGTAATACAGATCCAATGGTTCATTTATTTAAAGCAGCAGGGTATAAAATTGAAGATGACGTAGTATCAGCAAACACTTCAGTAGT